CTTTGCCGTCCTCAATCTTGGCATCCTTGAGGTAGTCAGCCAAAAGAGCCCGGACGGCGGTGTTGTTCTTGGCTCCGGCAGCGGTGAGCTCAGCATCCACGGCAGAGGTCAGCCGGATGGTGGCCAGCTCTTTCTCAAAAGCGGCTTTGTCGGCCTTGTTCTGCTGTTCCAGCTCACCAATCTTGCGGGTCAGCTCCTCGTTGTCACCAGCGGACTTTTTCAGCTCCTCCAGCTGCTTGGCATGTCCCTTGGCGGCCTCCTCAAGCTGGCCCACCTGGGCCTCCAGTTCCTTGACACGGGTGTTTTTGGCGTTGAAGTCCGCACGGGCAACAAAGTCCTTGCCAATCGCCTGGCAGGCGGCGGCGTCCATGTCCTCCGTGTAGGCATCGCCAATGATTTCCTTGAGCCACAAAAGTTTCATGTTTCGTTTACCTCCTGTTATCTGCTTTCCTTGTGTCCGGCCAGTCCCGGTATGGCAGCGCCCCTGTTGGTTTCCACCGGGGCCCGGCGGTATTTGGGTATGAAAAAAGCACCGTGCTTTTCAGCACGATGCTTTCATCAACGGTTTAATAGAGGACATCCGGGCCGGGGTCCTCCAGCTTTGTCCAGATGTCAGGGATGAGCTTGCCGCCCTGGAGGTCCTTGAGCACTTGGTCAACGGTGGCATCCGCCGGAGGGGAAAAAGCGTCCTCCTCCAGCTCATACACAAAGCCGCCTCCGGGCTCCTCCCAGAAAAAGCTCCCGCCATGCCTCTCAGCATAGGCGGTGGCAGCGTCCTGCACCTGCTTGCTGTTGCTGTATTCCAAAAGCGTCATCAAATCACACCTTTCAAGAGCTTTTCAAACTCCGCCAAAGCGGTGGGAAAATATTTCTGCATGAGAGCGTAGCGCCCGGCATCAAACTGAGCGGCTGTAGCGGCGCGCGCTCGCTGGCAAACCGCGCGCGTTCCGTGTCAAATATAACGCCTGCATAACATTCTGCATAAAAAGCGAAGGGCGGCCGCGTTTTGCGGCCGCCCTTCTTGTCGTCTTATTCCACGATCAGTTCCCCAGCGATCAGCTGCTGCGTCGTGTGCATCTGATTGATCAGGTCCTCGGCAGCGCCCTGGATCATGGCGTTGATGTCCAGCTTCGCCGCCTCCAGCAGCTGCACGGTAGGCTCCGCCAGCTTCTTTCTGGTCATGCGCAAAAGATCGGCTTTCAGTGTCCTGATCTGGTCCTCGGTCAGCTTGCCGTCAGCCGCTGCCGCCTTCATTGCTTCGACGGTAGTCTGCTGCAATTCGCCGACCGTTGTCTGTGCTGCCTGCGTCACCTGGCCGATAGCGGCCTTGATGTTTGCCAGCTTGTTGTTCTGGCCGATCTTGGCGGTCGCCCACGCGCCTGCCAGGCCGATGGCCGCGATGGCAGCCTTCGCCAGAATGTCCAGGCCGACGTTCACCAGCTCCAGAATGATGGGGTCGGTGGTGCCCGTTTCGGTGGTCTGTGCGCACGCTGCAAGCGCCACACAGAGCGTTACCAGCATGGTCAAAATGAGCATCGCTTTCAGGGCCTTTTTGGTGGTGTTTTTCATGGTGTTTTTCCTCCTTAATTTTACCGCCTGAATGGCGGGGTTTTATGATCACTTTTCGGGGGTGTTTGCGTCGTGGTAAAGCGACGCAATAATCACAGCTTTCAGCGTCTCGTGGCGCAGATTCAGATCAGTGGGGTTGACGTCCGCAGGGGTGCCGCCGTTGACGGCTCCGGCGTCCAGCAGCGCCTTCGCCTGCTCCTGCCAGTAAGCGGGCACGTCTTTCAGGTCCGCATAGGTGGGGTTGTCTTCTGCGATCACTTCGCGGATCAGCTGTTTCAGTTCGGCCTTGGTCATGCTGTCGATGTTCTCCTTTCCGTAGTCGGGGGCCGCATAGCCCACAATGTAGGTGTCGTTCAGATCGTACTGGCGGCGCTTCACGGCGTTGCTGGTATTGCCTTCGATGGTGTGCAGAACACCGTCTTTCACATACTCCACCAGGCCCGTGTGGGTGCTTTCTGCGGTGGATTTCTTATCCTTGAAGAAGGCGATGTCAGCAGGCAGCGGGGTGTATGTGCCGCCGCAGGCCGCCGAAGGATGGAAGACGCCCTGCGCCTTAAAGAAGGCCATGCCGGTGCTGCATCCGCAGTAGGGCTTCACAATGTCGCGGGCGATGCCTGCCAGATAGTTGGTGACGTAACTTACCCACATAGCGCACCACGCCGCATCAAGCGGCAGGCTCCATGTTTTCAGGACCTCCGTGTTGTACCACCGGATATACTTGTCGTCGCCGGTCGGCTCGCACACGCCCAGCTCGCCGATGGCCTTCCGGACGATCTTCTTGCGGGTGTCGTTCACATCAGGCGTTTCCGTGGGCTGTGCGGGCTTCTCCGGCTCCTGTGCGGGTTGCGCGGTCTCCTTGTACCCATTCAGCCCTGTACGCTTGATAATGGCCGCATAGTCCTTGTAGGCGACGTCCAGATCGACGCGCCCATTGATGCCCGCCACGCTGCCAGAGCTGCTGCGCTGCCACATGCCGAAGCTGTAGGCCGTCGTCGGCTGGCTGGCCCACTGTGCCAGCCACAGATCGAAGCCTTTCAGATCGTCCATGTTCAGCATGTTCTTGCACCAGTTGGTGTTGCAGTAGAACGACGCATAATAGCCCGCGGCTTCAATGGTCGTGCAGAAGGCCGTCACCATAGCGGTCAGCACATCGCGCCCCAGCCCTGCCTGTTTGCTATCCTCCAGATCGTAGGCGACGGGGTACAGGATGCGGCCCTTATACGGGGCGATCTGCTCCACTACCCACGCCGCCTCTCTGGCGGCCGCCTGGGCGCTTTTTGCGTAGCTATAGAAGTAGATGCCCACCTCTACGCCCGCGGCCAGTGCGCCCTCCACGTTGGCCTTGAAATAGGTGTCCATTTTGCAGTCGTTGCCCTGGCTGCTGCCATAGCCGACGCGGATCATGGCGAACACAATGCCGCTCGCCTTGACTTTCTTCCAGTCGATCTTGCCCTGCCATACAGACACGTCGATGCCTTTAATGTTCATGCTTTCCTCCTTACTCCGCCAGCTGGTAGAAGTCCCCGATCAGAGCGGGCGGGCGGTAGCTGTCTGCTTTGAAGAATTGTCGAAGCACTTCGTAGGTCTTGCCGTAGTCGCTGAATCTGTCACCGACGTTGAAGGTGTGGCCGTCCTCCAGATCAGCCCAGCGCGGCACGGTATCGTCGCCGCCGTCTCCGCCGCTGCTGTCCTCGACCAGCTTGTATTCGGACGGCACCAGATGCGGATAATGCGGCTCGTAGAGCGTGACGCCCTGCTCGTGGATCGGTGTGTAGACCTTGCCGTCCTGCGGGTCCCTGCGCTTCACGCCATAGGGGACTAACTCGCCCCACACGAAGTCCAGCACGGTGCTGTCCTCCGGCTCTGTGCGAAGCAGGCGGAACAGCGTCCTGGCCGCCGTACTGCCGGGCAGAAGGTCGCTGCGCTTGTAGTGCTGCTGCGTGGTGATGTAAAGGTCGCCGTTGCTGCCGACTACGGCTTCGTTGCGGAAGATCGGGTCGCCGTCGTCGATCTCAGACCAGACGCGTGCGCCGCTTGTGACAGTGATCGTGCGCAGTTCCGTGTCTGTGTAGTCGCCCGCGTCCTTATCTCCGGCGCGAAGCAGCACCGCCTTTGCGCGTTCGACATGGACCGCAGGAAGGCCGGTCAGACCGCCCGCGATCAATGCGTCGTGGGTGGCTAAAATTGCCGCCCACAGATGCAGCTGCTGCTGCGCTTCTTCCTGCTTGTTCAGTTCTCTGGCTGCTGTCAGATTCATGCTTTTCCCTCCTTACAGGTAAGAGCCGCTTACGCCGTACAGCGCGATGGTGTCACTGGTGCTCGCCTTCGTCAGTTTCACACGGACGCCCACAGCCCACTTCGTTGCCGTCTTCGTCTTGTTCGTGAACAGGTGCTTGCGGCCAGGGGTGACGGCCTCCCACGTCGGCACGGCGTCCTTCGCGTTGTTGCACGCCTCTACGGTCAGATTGTTCTCCGCGCCCAAAAAGCGCACGGAAATAAGGACCTTTTCGGCCATGGCGTCCGTTTCGATGGCGTCGCGCTGCACGCTGATCATCGTGATGCTGCGGGAGAAGGTCACGACGCGCGTCGCGCTGTTTCCCGCGCTGTCGGTGACGGTGATCGTCATGCTGTGTTCACCAGCAGCCAGCGCCGCAAACTGTGCGGCCGTCAGGCCGAAGGTGTAGGTCTTTCCGCGCTCCGCGTCCGCAATGGTGCGCACCTCGCTGCCGTCCAGTGCCTCCACGATGGTCAGGGTGTCGCCGTCGTCCACATCGCCCACGGTGTAGGCTCTGGATGGGGGCGACGTCACCGCGCCCAGGTTGGCGTCGGCTCCGGAAACGGTCGGGTCGGCGTTGTGCGTTACGGTCTTGACCTGGCTCGTCGTATAGGCGCTGTACGCATCCTTGCTATCCTTCGCGCGGACGCGCCACTGCACGCTGTCCATCGCCGTGGTGATGCCGGTGTCGGTAAAGCTGGTGTTGCTGCCGGTGTAGATCGTGGCCCATGCGTTCGTGTTGTTGCTCCAGCGGTCCAGCTGGTAGGTGATGTCGTCGCTTTCTGGGTCGGTGGACGCCGCCCAGCTGATCGCTGCGTCTTTCCCGCTCTTTACGCTGTCCGGTACGGTGATGCCGGGGGGCGTAGTCGGGGCCTGATTCCACTGAATCGTGTAGTAGCCTTCGGAGTCAGGCTCGTCAGATACCAAGGTATCAGAGGACAGATTACAAAGCGGCAGGACGCCGACGCTGCCGTAGTACGCGAGGTTGTTGTCCTCGCTGCCGTCCGAATAGACGCGGCGGACGCCGCCCGCGCTGCCAGAGTACGGGGACCGCAGCCGCCAGTACCAGTTGGCCGCGCTGCTGGGGTTGTTGGTATAGCTGCTGTTTGCGATGGCCTGCGGCGTGCAGGTGCGCAGGCGGGAGCTGTTGTTGCTGTTGAACAGCGCCAGAAGCGATCCCTCGGCGATGCCGTTCTCAGAGCCGAGGCCCACTTCCTGCTTGGACGGCAGGAAGAAGTCGTCGGTCACGGTCTCGCTGCCGCCGCCGTCTGTCGTGGGCTTCGCCACGGTCAG